CGGGGAAGTTGAATCTTAAAGTATCATATATGTTTGAGCCGCTTAACACATTGGCAGCACCAACGTCGGCACTAATTAAGCTCGAACCAGCTAAAATATAAGGATTGCCACTACTTGGCTGCCCGGCAGCATAAACAACATCAACCCACTTTGTTGGGCCGGTGACGCCATAAGGAATGTACGATGAGTCAAACCCATTAACGAACTCAGAACTGATTTCGACGCGAATATACTTAGAACGATTATCAAATTCGCCAACCTCATAAACGCGGCCGGCGTTCTCATCATATGCAACATATTTAGTACCAACCTTGCGTAACAAGTAGTTGTCTGAATTTGGATCTAAATTACATCCTTCAAAACGCTCTACAATTCTAGGAGCGGTGTCATCGTCACGCAGCTGTCGAACTAAAACTGTAAATGAGCCATAAGCATATACATTTTCATTTATCGAAGGACGAATGTTTGTTAAGGATATCTTAAGATTGTTTTGCGTCCACTCACCAGCATCAAGACCAACAAAGCGGAAAAGCTTTTTAATGCGGTCGGCGGTGATCGCTGCCGTAACAGTGGTAAAAGTGCTAGTGTCGCTTGACATGTCTTGGCTTAAGAACCAACCAGATTTAGCATAAGTGCTACTTTCTAAAGCGCCCTGTCCCAAGAAGTTGTTTTGGTAGATGGTGCTACCGCTAGCTAAACCAACAATGGCGCCGGCAAAATCACCGCCAGTATATGTCGAAGACCCGCTACCTAGCTGATCTAAAAAGGTATTTTCATACGTTTCACCCAAGAAATACTTAACCTCGCCCTTGTCACTTAAACGGCCTAGCAACGTGGGATCTGTATTAAAAACCTTGCGAATGTAATTGGCCTTGCCCTTATTAAAACTAAATGTAAAGTCTGCACTGGGCAAGCTGGTTCCACTAAATCTAACTGTGAACTCCGGTGCGCTCGCGGCTGAACCTGCGGCGCCGCCGATGAGAGTGCTGGTTTTTGCAACGCTGGTACCACTTTCTAAATCATTGCCAACAAGATCTAAATTCCCGGCCTCTAAATACCAAATAGCCGCAACAGAGCCCGTAGCGTTACTTGTGCCGGTGTCGGCACCCCCCGTAAACGTATCGGCTGTGGTGGGGCTAACGCCGGTGACGCTCAAGTTGCCCGATGCGGCGGCGGCCGTATTTCCAGCGATGCCTCGCGTTACCTGAGTCACCGTAATCGCGCCGGCGGCCGCCGCGGTCGGGACAGTAATCGACGCAAGGCGCCCAGTGGATGAATCATAACCATGGCCATTTGCGGACAATATGCAATCTCTGAGTGAGTCGGCCATTTCCGTAACCGTATACGACCCCCCATCGCCAGTGAATTCGGGTGGGGTTGCTGTCAAATCCTCGGTTGCCCGGGCTGTATACGCTACCGATCGGCCTTGGCCATCAGTTATTGTGAAGAGGGTGCCGTAAGGGATCGCGCCACCGGTGAACGTAATTATGGCCTGCGCGTGGGTGCCGCTGCCAGAAGGGGCAACAATCAATGCATAAGCGCCACCAACAGCAGTGCCATCATAAGCATCGCCAACTTTCCAGCCGGCATCGCCGGTACTCGTTTTGTTTACTGATTCAACGCCCAAAAGTCGAATATAAGTGGCAGTTTCGCCATTCTTTAACCACGACTGCATTCCATAAGTTCCATACATAGGAGAAGTCCGATTTCCTTCTCTCCACACATCACCGCCAGCCCCACCGGGAACCGGATTACCAAACGTTTGAACGAACTCTGAAAAGCTCTCAACTCTTACTGGTGTAAATGCAGGGCCTCTTGCCGCTCGGCCTATAATAACTGGACCCACAGCAGGAATCGCTGCAGGGATTTGAGACTTGTCTATCTCTTCAATGTGGATTTGCGGTGAGACAAACTTAAAATTCTTAGCTGAAACTGCCATGCTTGTGATTCTCCTTTAGACTCAATATTGTTTCTAAGGTAAATAGTTTTCGAAAAAGCAAAATGCTTACTCTCTATAAAAACCGTTTTTAATTGTTTCGTTAATATCGCCCGTCACTACTCTTTCGCGAGTAAAGCGAATAAGAACTGGGCCTTCTCGTTTTACCACAACTGGGGTATCTTGATTAACACTATTTGAAGTTACGTAGCCCAACACCTTAACTTTAATTTCTGAATCAAACCTCTTTTCCTCTTCGCCCAAAGCAGTAGAATTACTACCAACCGAATAATCAGACTCAATAAAGGCCTCGTAAACATGCTTTTCATGATTAACCAAAAATTGATTAATGCCGCCAGTATAAGTTTGAAAAGGCTGCAAAATTTGATTTAATTGTTGTAGATAGTTGGTTCTTGCTTTGATCGAATAATTGACATCTAAAAACACAGGATAAGGAATATAAAGAGTCTCGTAAACCGGTCCAACGCCATCTACTCCTTCTGGATATTTAAAATTATTTTGATTGAACAGCCTCTTTGATTCAGCATTTTTAAAATTTCTTGATTTATCTTTTACAATCTTTCTTGAAATAGGATAGGCGCCGGCTTTCACATCCCCCTCAAACATCCTTATTGGAAATATATTACCGGGAATGGCGCGCTCATCAACACTTGTTTTAGATATGCTGGTTCTCTCAACTATCATAGCCGGATAAATAATAGATTGTGAGTCAAGTTCTCTTAATTCTTTATTATTTTTAACTTGAAAAGCCCTTTCCGCGCTAATCCAAATAACTGGAACTTTTCTCATTCCTTCGTTGGAATCAGTATAAAGATTTAAAGTATCATTTAACCAATTGTAAAGCGCAGAATCAATCGTCTCTAAAGAAGATGGGGACATTACTTTATCTGGTGTTGATTTATCTTGCATCAAACTTGCCCTTTCTAGATCTCACACAATTCGCCACAATCTCATATCTGTAATCTATTTGACCAAATAATTGTTTTGGCTCGTTTAATTTAGTAATTTCGTAAAATATCTTACCATAAAGAACAAAATCGCCTTCTCTAACATATAAATCTTGATCTTCAGTTAAGCGCCTTTTACTAAAATGAACTATTAATGTGGCTTTTTTATCCACGCCGAACTCTAATGTTTCCGTTTCATAGCCGCCAAACTCTACTAAAGCATAAATCCTCACAGGGGGTAAAAACGTCTTCTTTATTGCCTCTCCATAAACTGGATGGTAATTTGAATGTTCTATGCTTATAGGATAATATAAAATTGGCTGTGCAACAACACGCTCAGTAACTTCGTCTGTAACTTGTTTAACAAAATTTCTTTCTTTTTTATTAAAAAACAAAGGCCCCGGTGGAGCAGCAGGCTGAGTCCATTCGTCCTTTCGTGATTTAGTTGCCATTTATCACCCCTGAAAAATAACCATTGGAATATTAGCAAAAGTCTCATTTGTATTCTTTGCCATTGCCAGATTAGTTTCTGACATTTTAGCGTATGTTAGTTCTTCTAAAATCTTATTAAGCTCTTCTTTTAAATCGCCTTTTTCTTTTTCTGCTTGGCCCAATAGATCACTTGCGTTTAAGGTTACCGTATCTCCGGGGATTGGCACGGAGCCGCCGAATTTACCACGTATTTGGCCCAACATTTCTTTTGTAACTGCTAAAGCATACCTTCTAATCCACTGCTTGCCTATGCTATTAATATTGGTATAAGCAATGTTATTAAATGGCAACGTGTTCATGTTGTTTATGCCGGTGAGGCCCTCTTTTCTACTAGTATCTTCATTTAGGGCGCCCAGTTCAACGTACCAACGAAACCAAATTCTATCTGGATAGCCGCCGGCCTGTGGTTGTGGAAATAAGCGTAAGTAATTATCAATAATTTCATAGGAATAGTGACTCACTCTTGTATAAATCGAATCTTCATAGGCCATAGCTTGTAATTTGTTTTGCCAAGATGGGACAACTTCAAAAGTTGAATCATCCGAATATTGTCCGTAAGTACTTAAATTACCAATAACATTAAGAGCCCCATAATAGGCATAAAAGCGCCACATAGTAAATGGCGACTTATACCATACCTGATCAACAATAATTCTTTTTTGATTGCCTGCAGGGCCCACGACTGATCCATGACTAGAAGACGCCCAATATTGTAAATCATAATCCGAGACTTCATCAGTTATTGTAATCGAAGAAGAATAAAATCTAACATCCCCATTTAGGCCGGCGTAGGTGGAAATCCCTCTAGCAATCCTTGTTGGATATTCCATTCTAAATTTTGGAAATTTAATTTCGGCATTACTGCCAGAAGCATCTCCTGCAACTGGATTGCCATTGTGGTCAAAACTAGCTGTTGCGCTTCCTAAAAGATTTGGCAGCGCATTTTTTGCTTGGTGTAAATTTATAATATAAGAATATTCTAATACAGACTCTTCATAAGCAGCAAAAACGTTTTCCTTGGTTAATTCAATATCAAGAACGTCTCCACCCAATTTGCGATATGTAAAAGCAACCTGATCAGAGGCTCCAGACGCAAAATAAACAGAGTCTAATGAGCCGCCCGATTTATATATTCCGAAAGGATAGCTTCCCGTGTAAGCTGCGAGTGGTGTTGACCCACTTGCTAAAATAACAGTAGAAGTAGAACTGGCTGGTGTTAAGGTTGGTTTTGCCATTTAATAAATAACTCCTCACTATTAAATAGTTTGTATAAAGAAGAACCCCCGGCCCTAAGACCGGGGGTTCCAATTTTTACGCTATGTTATTGTAAAAACAACCAGATTAACCAGTCATGTTCTCAACAACAACAACGCCGTACATATCAGGACGAACCATCTTCTTGGCGTAGCGAGTCAACACGCCCTTGCGGGGCACGAAGTCTTCCACACCAAAGATAGTTGGCGTAACCTGCAGTGGCACGTATGGAGCGTATACGAAGCCGCTTTCAAGGAAGCTATTGCCTCTGCGGCCAACCAAGACCACAGAACGCGGGAAGTAAGGATCAACGTAAACGTCGAACTTCTTACTCATAGAGCCAACCTTAGCCGCACCAACACTATTGCCCTTAAGCTCATCAGCGCTAATCGTTGCACGGAAGCCAGAGGTGAACTCAAGCAAATTGGCAACTTCTGGCGAGCAAACAACAAAGTTCGCGCCGCCACGAAGCGTCTTACGATGAATACGAGCCGACACATCATTGATGGTTTCAGCAAGAGTCTCATACCACTCACTAACCGTACCGGTGAAGTCCGGTGGCGCTGTAGCCGATGCCAAGTTGACACCAGTTTCGCGATTCACAAACTTACCGGGTCGGCGTGACCAATAAAGACGGGCGCCGGTGGCACCCTTGAGAAGATCCTCAAGAATCTCCTGATCAATCTCAAGCGCAATCTGCTCAGACAAAATGCTCGTAAGCTCGACTTCGGCGTCGAGATTGTGATAAGCATTCAAATCCTGAGCAAGCTCTGGCGACCACTTCGCCTTGAGCTTCTTGGTCTCTGCCGTAACGCTGATCGAGTCAACCTGAATGTCGATCTCGGGGATGACGAAGTTCTGGCCAGCCAGACCAGTGTGGGTCGATGACCCCACGCCGTCGCCGGCGCCTTCGTCCCAGAGATCCAAGTCGAGAGCACCGATCGAAGTTGTATTTGCATTTGCAAGATCTGCGCGTGACCATGAACACCCCGAATTCGTGATACCTCGCGTTGTGATAGCGCGAGATGAATAGTCGTTCGCCGCATCAGTACCGAAATTGGTAATGATAGACTGGGTAGAACTGTAAAGAACAAAGATAACCTTACTCCTATCAGCCGGATCGAGCTTGGTTAAGCGACGAACGGTTGATACGGTCTGCGCACCGCTGGTGCCGGCTCCACTAATCTCCGAAACGTCCATAGCAATAAGATCATTAACACTAGAATTAGTGAAATCAGTCAATGTGCCGCTAGCGGCAACATAGTAATTGGTACCATCATTCGTCACATCCGGATCCCAACTCAGAATGCGCAACGAAGGCTCATCAGTAATTGCGTTACCCAGCACGCCAGCGCCACCACCTATGCCTGCTGCTTGTGCAGCGAGCACACCATCGTAGGAAACGTGAGGTTGCAACTCGATCTTCGCGACATTCGTACCAGAAGGCGAAGAATAGGCGTTATTCAAGCTGTAAAAACTAGTTTCAGCATTGGCGCCACCAAGGTTAACACCACCAGTAATATCAGCACCACGAACGGCGCCACCATAAATTGATTGGCCGGCCGTTGCGCCGGCGTACTCGCGAGTGTTAGCAAACGTAAAGTCCAAGAAGAAGATGAGGCCCGAGGGCAAACTCATCGGCTGGACTGAAACCAATTCGTTGGCAATTAAGCCACCGAATACACGACGGACGATCGGAAACGCGACGGCTGCGAAGCCCTCAACATCACCAGCACTCATCGTGCTTGCTTCACGAAGAAGCTCTTTTGCTTGATTCTCAAGCAACCGCGCCATACTCTGTCGAGTGCGCTCATTGTCAAGTCCTTCCAAGAGGCCGGTCTTTTCCCACTTATTCAGTAGGGCAGCACCTTCCTTCTGGAGGTCGCGACTGACAATATTTTTTGTTAAACTTTCAACTATTGTAGACATTTTTTTTCCTCCTTTTAGTTAATAATGTCAATTCCTGCCAATCGTTTCATTCGCGCAGCAAAAGGATCCTTTTCAGGTTCTTTAGCTTTTGGATTACGAACTAACAATTGTGAAGAACGTCGTGAAACTGCCTCACCCAGCGATTCCGGACCTCTTGAACGAGTTACCTGCACTGTGTTTTTTAACGTGTCATACACGATCTTCGCTTGTTCCACACTTTCAGTTTTTTCTAGACTTTCGACAATTCTATCTTTCTGTCGTCTATTAAGAGATCGGTCAGACAAAACCTTATTTGTGTAGAGCATCTTAACGTTCATTAATTGAGACTCTTCAAATTTCTCTTTGAGTCCATTAAAGCCCTCAATTAATGTGTTATATTGCTTTTTAAAATCATTAAATGTTTTCTTACTCTCTTTGAGAGCTACATTTAATGATTTATTCTTTTGAATTAGTAAATTGTTTTTCTTTACTAATGATTCGTTCTTTTTTTCAAGATCTTCGGCTTCTTCAACCATCTGGGCTAGCAACAAATTTATGCTACTTTGCTCATCAGAGGTGCCGAAAGAGTCATTTGTTTCTTTGGCATATTTGTAATCTACCTTAATGCCTTCTTCTACATACTTATCATCTTCTTCAACTTCTTCTTCGTCATCATCGTCGTCGTCTTCTTCATCGTCGTCTTCGTCGTCGTCTTCTTCATCGTCGTCTTCGTCTTTCCCAGTAGCAGAGCTAAGTCCCACCAGCTTGTCTTCGTCAATGGCGGCTTCGGCCAGCATGTTATCATCCAAATCAAGAAGCTCTTCGCCAAGCAACTCTTCCAACAAATCCTCTTCTATTTCCAGAGACTCGGCAAGGTTGCGCGCTGTTGGGCCACGATCTGGATCCATTTCATAATCATTTAGGGCATCTAAATTAATAGTAATTAATTCGCCCTCTTGTGGGTATTCTGTATATCCAATGGTCGCACCATCTAAAGCCGCATATTCAACCTTGCTTGGCAAATGATCTTTATCTTCGCCGGTTGCAGCGAAATCAACAGGCGTTGGTGCGGGGCCGGTGGCTGTGGCGGCTTCGTCGGCGCCTAAATCCATACCACCGCCTGCTCCAAGATCGGCACCCAAACCAGCAATATCTTCTTGCTCCAGCAATTTTTCCATTTGGTTTTTAATTTCACCTGAATATTTTTCAATAATAAGATGCTCTGCATTGCGAACTGCTGCGTCTTTTAACGACTTGGCGTCTATTATAGCCTGCTCTAACATTGATGACATGTGGTGGCTCCCATACTTTTACTCTTAATAATTAGTAATCAAAATTTTAAAATGACCTATGGAGTCGGAGGGTTGTTCGGAATTGTATAGCCATTCTCTATTAGCCACACATCTACTGTTTCTTTTGGCCACATGGTTTGCTTTTTTATTATGGCACTTGAAGGATTTGTATGCCCCCAATCAACGTGGGCGATATATTTAGTGCCGCTTTTGTAAACTTCTATTCCCGTGGTCGTCGAGGTTGCGACCGTTTGTACATAATAAGTTACAGACTGGGGTTGGGTACTCATTTTTTGTTTCCTATAAAATAGCCACGCTGCCGTTTACGTTCCATCGATCTAACACTGCCATTTGTAATCTGCTCATTTCACCGTCAGTTAATCCCCTCATAATTGCAATGGCGCAGCCTATACTTCCGTTCCAGAAAAGGCTTGAATTGCCTCTTGATCCCAAATGAAGCTTTTTAGTCTGATTAAACGCGTCGGTGATATTAAGGGCCGTTGTCGAATACAAGTCAGCGGCCGGAACATGGGCGCCGTCGATGTAGGTTTTGGATCCATTATCTACTCCGACGCCGACGCCGTTGGCATTAAACACCGCGCCGCCGGCGTAGGGCTGGCTGCAATCCATATACGCGGGTTTCGTTGCTGAAACATTATAAGGGGAATTCCCTAGAGCGTAGTAGCTTTGATAATTTGCGTTCGAAGGATCGTCTCCCATTACAAAAGTGCCGGCGTTTGAGTTATAAGTTGGAGAAAGCTCTAAAATATTGCCCCACGCGTCGGTATTATGTTTTGAAAAGAAAACAATGCTTAAATCTTTTATGCCGTTTAATTGTGCTTCGGCCGCGGCGCCACGCATGAATTGCTCGCCGACCCACGCGGTTACTCTTTTGCCGTTATAAACACCAAGCTTGGGCGCATCGTCGACTTCGGCTTCCTCAAAGTTTGTAGCCCAGACACCCCAAGCATCGCCCCAAGTTGTTACTGCGGAGCCAGATGCGATATCATTAATAGAAAGCGCATCAACACAGAAGAGAAGATCGTCGCCTGCTATCGATCTAACTAAATTTAAAAAATTGCTGCTTTTGTCTGCAGGGCGGATTTTGCCAGCGGATCTAGCTGATTTGGTACCATGTCTGCCGCCGAAACCACTTCGCTGCATTAACCTATACCCGTATTACCGGACCAATTTGTCCAGCCGCCGACAGACTCAACAGGAATGCCAGTTAAGCCAGCAACAACAGAGGCTGAAGTCTGTGCTGCTGTGTCGGCCAATAAAAACACAGAGCCAACGCGCCATTCTCCCGTATAAGACTCGCCATTATCTAAGACAACGTAATTTTGGGCGGCTGCAACAGTGCCACTAACTCCAATAGAGCTAAACCCAAGCCTTAAAGCCGAATTGGCGCCGATATTTGTGTTTGTAACAGTTACAAATTTAGTTATATTGTAAAAGTCATATTCATCTGGTGCATTTCCCAAGGCCGGCACAGTAATTGACGAACTAGCCCATGGAATAGCGCTTGATTGATATTGCCCTACCGACCCTAGGCCCGGTGTATAGACTTGGAATCTGCCATCTGCATAACTTGTATTTTCAATTCCCATTTTTTACCTCGATCTCTTTTCTTGTTGTAACTTCTTAATTAGTTTCTTTCTTCTAATTTTTTCTCTTCTTCTTTTAACTGAGGGCTTTTCATAATACATGTTTTCACGATATGTTTCTAAAATGCGCTCCTTCTTCACCTTTTTATTAAATTTTCTAATAAGCACCTCAAGTGGTAAATTATTATAATTTTTTACTTCTACATTTATTGGTCTTGCCATTTTAACCTCAAATTAATTTGCTCCAATTACCCATGCCGGGAATATTAGCAATATCAACACCAGAATCATTTGGATCCACGTCTGCCATTGAGCCACCTTGTGGTGATCCATTGGCCTCAGTCTCAGTAAAAGCGCTTGTTCCCTCAAAAAGATCAATTCCCCCATAAGCACCTGATCCGATAGCGCCCAGCAATTGTTTCTTTTTATCTTCAATTTGTTTGTTTGGAGGCTTTCTCTTTGGGCTCTTTTTCTGCTCAACAATTGGTTGTGGGGCGACTTTTCCAGAAGCCCCCCTAATTGATTCTGAAATAATTGTAGAAAGAACGCCGTCTTCAAAGATAATTTCTTTGATGCATTCTTTAATTAATGGCTTGAGCATTTTTTTTAATTTTTGCTCTTTCACTTTTTTTCTTCCTTTAGAATACTATTAAGTACCCTATTAATCCGATCTGCTTTTGTAAACACGGAGTTTTCTTTTCCTTCACGAAGCATATAAGCCCCGGTTGTTGAGGGTTCTGAAACCAAATCAAAACAAATTAATTGAAAATCATCCTCTACATATGTTTTGCCGTTCTCTTCGCGAGTTGAGCCAAGACCACGAGATGAAATGCCCAATTTAACGCCGCCGCGAAGCAATTCTTTAACTGTCTTGCCCGGGCCCGTTTCTAAAATGCGCACTTTTCCAACAACACTGTCGCCTTGCATGGCGATTTGAGTAACCAAGTGTGAAACGTTCTTTAGCTCAACAACTGAACTTTCAGGGTGATCTAATTCACCAACTGCTCGACCTTCTCTAACAATTTTTTGATAATTTTCAACTTCTCTTTCTAAAATATCTCGCGAATAAACTCTTCCATTGCCATTTAACGAATCTGCCCTTTGCATGACGCCGGCCAAATAAACCTCGTCACCCTCGTCCATCAGCTTTTGTTCTTTTTCAGTAAGAAGCTCACGATCCATTGAAAGTTCTAAAAATTCAGTTAAAATGAGCTTATTTGACATCATTACACCCCTAAACCGCTAATCGCATCCATAAGCGCCTGAAGTTTTATGGGATCCGTCACTTCTTGTATTTTAGCTGGTAGTTCTTGCAGTGCCGCGAAAACTTGGGCCTTTACATTGGCAGCTTCCGCCTCGGGTGTGACAGCGACCTCATTCAGCTTAAACTTTTGAATTTCTTCTAAAATAATTTCTTCTAATCTGCGTTTTGGCAATTTTACTACGTTCATTTTCTCTCCTAAAGCGGGCATTATCCGCACGAGTCACTTTCCACGACAACAATTTGTTGGAGGCCTAAGCATCCAGTGATTGTCGGTGTAAACATTAATTTTGTTTGACATTTATTCCTTCATCTCCAATAAGCATACACAACGCATAGGAAGTGCCAGAACTCAAACAACCCAATAAAAATGGAGTTGCCCAATTGAGTTCAAAAGTAAATAGTTCTGTATAAAAAGAAAGTCCGTAGACCAATATACCAGCCCAAAAACCCACACACATAGGGCAATGAAAAAAATGATGTTTAGGTCTTATTTTTTGAAATATTGTTCCATAAACTAAAGTTTGTGTGAATCCATAACACACAAGAATAAATAATAATAATTGCATTTTACCTCAAATTCTATAAAGCAGCCCATAAGGCTTATCATATGGAGATGGAAGGGTACCCTTTTCAGCCGACTGTGGAACTTCGCCATATTCTGTTGAATCTTCTCTATCCGGATCTACATACATATCATCAATATCGTCCATATACTTGAAAAGTTTGTTGAATGTTTGCGCGTGTTCTTGTAAATAAGTGTGTATTAAAAGCAATAAAACTTGTAAAACATCAATTTCTTCATTAACGGGGTAAAAAGACTCCAAAGACCCAAATACGTTGCCCGATCGAATACTACCATTTACAACAGCGCCACGTTGAGAGAGAAATGCAAAAAAATGATCCATCATTTCATAAACATCAAGAGTTTGATTTGTCTTTGGAATAGTTAAAATTTTATTTTTAAATGGAATAAGAATAATATCAAAAAATTTATGATCGAAAACCATAATATTTCCATCGAGTGATTTTCTAGCATCCAGCTTTATTCTAACAATCTTGCCCTGTAAATCAATTATAAGGCCCGGGCCTGCGGGGCCCTCTTCTCTTTCTACGCCGATGGCTATTTCTAATGGCATTAACTTTTTATTTCCTTAACAAGCTGCTGCATCTTTAAAATCAGAGCAAGACCCTTTTCATTAAGGGGGCCCCTTTGTTTAAAAGAATCAACCACTTTCAAAACCTTCTTGCTGTTCTCCAGCATAATCTTGTCTTCTTTAATTTCTTTTGTCTTAAAAGACTCGACAACAATATCACGAATTCTTTCTAGCTCTTCATTAATAAAAACCTTTAATTCAGTGTCTTCCTCAAAAGAAGATGAAACAAACTTAGATAAAAGGGCCCTTTGCTCTTTTAACAAGCCCCCATAAATTTCGTTGAACTTTTTAGCAAAGGCTCGGACAACAAATTTGTCTATCGGCCTTTTTGTTTCTTTGGCCTTTTCTTTTTTGGCAACCATGCTTTCAACAATCTTGCGCTCCATCAAGACGCGCTCTTTAATGTTTGTTTCATCCATTTTAAAAAAATTATATATCATGGCTAGAGACTTATAGTTTGGAACAAATTTAGTAAACACTTCTGGGGTAATCTCATGATTAACGTGATGAATGGCAGCAGTTTGAGCATCATAAAGCTCTTTTTGGTCAAAAGTTGAATAAACTCTACGAACTTCATATAAGATTTTTTCAGCAGTTAAATAATCAACTTCCTGAGTTTCCAATAGAGTATTATAAAGTCTCAATTCTTTTCCTAAAATAGTGCCCCTAGAGAAAAGACTTTTGATTGTTTCTTGAATTCTTTTCTTTTTGTTTTCTTCTTTATTTAATGAAACAACTGTTAATTCTCTTATAAGCGCTTCATAAACAAACGCAACATTTCTCTTTTTATTGTGTCTGAATTTCATCAATTATTTTCTCCGCTTCATCAACTATCTTATTCCCTTCTTCAGTTAATGATGTCAACTGAGATTCTAAGTTACTATAAATAGTTTCTTTTGATTCTACAATACCTCTTGCCAAGCGATCTAAGTGGCGCGACTTTCCGGACAGGTGTTTATAATGCTTGCCTTTCCCGGCAGTCTTGCGACCATCTTTAAACGATGGGACGGGCTTATACCGCTTTTGTTTGCCCTTCCCAACATATATTTCACTGCCGTCATCAAACGTCATTTTAACAGGGCGCGTGCCGTCGTCTCTTTTTGCTGCACCGGGCTCTGTTAATAAGGGTGTCGTTTCTTCTTCAGCGGCAGGTATCGCTTCGGCTGCAGCCTCGCCACCCAGTTCAGCACCAAGGTCGCCACCAAGTTCAGCGCCAAGTTCGCCACCCAGTTCAGCACCAAGTTCGGCGCCGGCTTCTGCTCCGGATGGGCCTTCAAACATCGGCTCTTGAGCAACCGCCTCAAGGGCAGTATCCATCTTCTTATCAAAGAATCTTTCACGCTGACACCGTAGAAATTCTTCATGGGGCATACTAAATATATTTTCTGCAACCCACCGACGACTGAAATAAACGTCTTGTGCTGAGCCTGCTGTGTCCATCTTTGTCTTCAAGAACTCCAGTTCTTGTAAAAGTGCCAATTTAGACGGATTATTTAATTGCAAATCAAACGAAATAATGTCATCTCCTCTATATCCCAATGTATAAAGGTGGATAATTCCAATTTTTTCTAACTCCGCTACGACAGCCCTTTGTAGACGCTGAACTGTGCGAGAAAAACGAATGTCTTTTTGAGCCAAAGTTGTTTTATCTTCGGGCACAGAGTCTTGTTGTGAAAGATATGCTTTTGGAATCTTAATAGCTGAAAAAAGCTTATCTCTTAAATAATTGACATCATCAATTGCGGCTGCATTTTGACCACCGGGAAGGGAAACAATATCAGTCATGGATCCCTGTCGTACGGGCAAATAATAATCCTCTTCCACGCTCATTGGATTATAGCGAAGATCAATTCTGCCATTGTCCTCGTTCACAACTTGATGCCGCTTCATGGTAGTGATGATTTTTTGCATATAAGGCTCAATATCTTCAGGTGGAATTCCCCCCACATCAATTTTAAAAATTCTTCTTTCGGGCGCCCTGACAATTCTGTAAGCCATCATTGCATCTTCCATAAGAGTCAGTTGGCGCCAAATTCGTCGGGCCGGCTCTAAAACTGAAGTGCCATAAGGAGCATATTTATCATTTCCAAGAATTCTAAAATGAGCCATTTGCCAATTTTCAAAAGTCATCCCCCCAGAATTCCATTGATATTGAACATAGTTGGGGTTGCTATCATCTTCGCCCTCTAATCTTTCAATTTCTCTAGTTGGCAAGCCAATAACAGAAGTGATCCCAAGCTTTTCATCAATATCCAAATATAGAAAATAATCACCATATTTACACATATTGCGACACCAACTATACATATTTGAATTTAAATTCAAAACATTAAAGAACAATTCTTCCAAAATTGCCTTAATTTCTTGATTTGGGCATTTGATATCTAGTAAAGGATTCAATAAATTATGAGTTGTCATTTCATCCGCATAAATGTCCATTGCGGAGGCCAATTCTGGCGTATACTCCATCTGATCAAAGTCTAAATAGCGCTCACCGCGGTTGTGATTAACCATAATTTGGCTGTTCATATAATTGTAAGGATTATAGTTTGACTTTTTGAAATCTAATCCCGATAAAGATCGAAATCGTTTTGAATATTTATCTAAATTCCTGCGTCGATCAAGTGCAATGCTTTTAGATTTATAATTTACAATTGGCCCCGAAAAAAGCCTCGTAAGTGCTTTAAAAAGCGGAGATATTTCATTACGAGGATTTCGTGCACCACCCCTTACTCTTCTTGTATTTATAGCCATAATTATCCTTTAAACAGCCAAGAAAAATCTGTATATTTTTTCTTTTCAGCAGGCAAGCCGGTTTCTTGGCGATACCCTTCTTGACCATGTATTTTAGTGTGAAAAACCTTTCCATCGGTCGAAATTGCGTCGACAAGGGCGCGCCTATATTCCATTTCTCGTTGATTAACCACCAAAGCTGTATCTCTCACCCAACAAGCAATTGCACACGACATGACCAAATCATCATTATAGCTTCTCATGGCTTCGGCTTTGCCGTTATTCCAAATAAAGGTTTTAAACTCATTGGCGAGTCGTTTCGAATTTATTGTAATTAGTTTATTCCTAATGAATTCTTCTAATTTTGCAATTATTAAAGGCCTATTTCTCGAAGATATAGTAACCCCAGCTATAGAATTAGAAAGATTCTGAGCTTCAAATTGATCAACGTGTATATTGGTGGATTTCACTGAATAAAACAGATTGGGATGTTGCATATCTACCAACTTATTTAAAGCCGCCAAACCAATTGAGTTGTTTTCGACAACCGTTAAGCAAAATCCATATTCTTTGCTAGCATCATAAATTGTTTGTGCATACATATCAATATTTGCCTTTCCTTGATATTCTGCAACCTGCTCCATTGTCTCAGAATCAAAAATATGAAAAGCTGAAAAATCTTTGCCGTCGCCTCTAGCAACATCAGCAACAAGAAAGTATTTTTTTCCCGGCTCATAATTTTTCCAAATCCAAAAATTACGATCATAGCCCGTTTTATATTGTGGCTCACAACATTCTTTTTGAAGCCTTTCTAGGTCATCGCCATGGAGCAAAGTTTCACCTGAAAAGTTAAAATTACATTCAAGTTCTTGCGCGATTTCCCGCGAAGACATGTTTCTGGTTTCCTTTTTAAACCACGCGTCGTCTCTTTCCGGATGAACGCTCCATGGCAACTTCATAGAGTTAAAGTCATTTTTTTCCTCTTCTGCTTCTGTATAAGTTCGATGAAACCAATTACCAACACCATAAGGAGTGCTTACTGCGATACAGCGGCCGCCAGTAGATAGCGTTGGATATAGGCCGGCCCAGAGTTCGTCCATTCCTTCAATAATGGCCGCCTCATCCACAATCAAAAGAGTTAATGCCTCTGAGCGGCCGGCGTCGGTGGCCGTTGATGATGCTTTTATCTGAGAATTGTTTGATAGCTCAAAAGAGCCCCTATTATCAATTGTTATTTTTGAAATTAAAAGCCAAGATGGCAAGCTCTTTATAATAAGCTTTACCTTCTTAACCAAATTTGTTGCTGTAGCTAGTTTAGTCGCAACAACAAGAATATTCTTATCGCGATGAAACAACATTAACCATGCAGTATATGCAGCGATTGTAGTTGAAATTCCAAGCTGCCTTCCTTTTAATATTACATTAAAACGATAATTGTTAAAATCTTTTATGGTATCTTCTTGAAAGTCATATAATTTAAAAGGAATCAGCCCTTTTAAGGGATGGGAAATTTTAGCAAACGTGTTGATAAAATAGCCCGGGCTTTTGCCACACTTAATAATTTCTTGAACTATTTCTTGTTTGGTTAATCGATAGGCCATATAATAATTATAGCTTATCTCCAGAAAGGTTTAAACTTTAAAGCCTTTTTAATTTTTTCTTCTTTTAAAGACGTGTAAAGACTCTTCATATATTCTGGAGTGGTCCTTACTTGACCCGGCTCTTGCTCGGCAGGGAGGCCGACGATACGATAGTAACAATATGATTGTACAATATTGCGAATTTTCGAAAGTGGCTGAATCAGCGTGTCGACTTCTCCCACTTTCGTCAATTTAAGAGAAGAGCCTGTGACCTTTTTATATTCCTTTTTCAAATACTTAACAATATTTCCCATCACTTGGCCCATTTCGTCTTGATATTTTTCAACGCCGCCCATATTATGGATATCTTTAATAAGAACTTCAGTATTATAGGTGACCATCAAAACATTTTTACTAATCTTAACGCCAAAACCATCCATTTGCCCCTGACGTGAATGAAGGATTGGATTGCCCTCTTCTCTCTTAAGGCCTATCTTAATCTTTTCCTCATCATCTTGTGGTGCGCCGTCATAAGCATTTGCGACTGCCTGCTGAATTCCTTGAACGATTTCATATGTGGTTGCCATTTTTTTCTCTTCCCTCTATGTTTTTTACATAGCACGTAAAACAACAAGCGTGTTTATACATGCATATTTCATCTTTAACATTTAGCCCATATTTTGAACACACTGGACAAACATCAAAGCCACTCTTATTAATTAGTTTTGTGGAAACTAAAATACCATCCACTTCTTTGTGCTCTTTCCTAGAAGAGCGGGCGTCTTCTTTCTTGCGCTGCTCTTTAAGCTGCTCTAAATATTCTTTTTCTTTGTCCTCATCCCAATAGCGACTTGGATTGTGCGTTGCCACATCCCCATATTTTTTAGCTATAGCCTTTTCTAAACGAGCAATATAATCCCAGTCTTTTTCCTTCATTTTGCCGTTTGAACCGCCGCATAAAAAATACCCATCGACAAAGCAACGCCGCCCAAGAACCCACCAGCAAACCACCAATGGCTGTATGCGTTGGGCTGCTCAAGTGTTATTTTTTGAAGATGGTCGATTTGGCCATTTTTAATTTTTAAAATAGCGTCGTATTTCTTTTGTGTGGCGTCCAGCGAAGCCTTGACAGTAGAAGTGAGCATATCACACCTAGCTTTTTCTTTAGCTACGTTATTTTTAAGCTGCAATGTGCACTCTAATTGTCCTTTTTCTTTGGAAGCCAACAATACTGCGTTTGCTTGGTAGTTATAAAGGATCCCATTGAAGGGGGCCTTCTGGCCTTGTTTTATTTCTGCTACTTTGGGGGTTTCTGCAAGCGACGTTGATGGCAACCAAGCCAAATTAAAAATCAACAACGTTGCGCAAATCTTTTTCACCATCTGTTAATACCAATTCAAAGCCAAATTCTTCAGCGATCTTTTTAGCTCTGCCCTCTGGATCATTATGAGTCTCTTTGACAATTTTTTTAACTTTTTTCTTTTCCCATTCGTGAAGTTTAAGGTTTTGCTTCTTGTATTCGTCATCAAGCTTCATGACAGTCTTGGCATAGTCCACAACGATCTTGTCTCTTTTTGTCAACTCTTCTTTATGGGCCAGATTAATCACCTTAAGCTCTTCTTTGTGAGACTCTTTAGACATTTTGAATGCCTGCTTAACACTTTCGGTGTTGCTGCCCTTTCTTAATACAAGGAACATAGCGACGGTGTAAGCAGCGAGAGCGAAGTATTGCCAGTATTTAATGACTGTTGCATATACTTTCTTAAAAAACGTTTTGACTGCTAACCAAGTCATTTATACTCTTCTTCTGGGCCCTCAAGCTCTTTATCATCAATGAACGAATCGTCGCCTGCGAGATCGCCCGGAGTTATACCTAAATTTTCTTCCATATCATGAATAAACATCTTTGAATTTAATTTAAATATTTCAAGGAATTGCTTCTGTTTTTCACTTGGCGCTCGCCCAGCACCACCGGTCTTTTCAATGTGCTCCCGATCGCCGCTCCAGCCCGCTATAGCGTTATAGGTCTCGCGCATATGCATAAATGTATCAGAAAGCTTTTGTATCCACCAGTTCTTCGGGTCGGGGTCGTGCCCCGGGGGGCGCTTAAGGCCGAGTGCCTTCTCGATGGGGGTTCCGCGTGCTTCTTTCAAGTGCTTCCGCCAGTTTTCCATTAATAGCTTCATTGTTTATTTACCTTAACTGCTAACCAAGTCATTTATACCTCTTCTGTTGGTTCTTCCACGGAAACCTGGCCAGTGGATTCACCTTCTCCCTTTTCTGCAACAGCGGTCCAATCGCCTTTTTTGCCAATCTCTCTAGCATCAAGCAATGTCGGATCGTCTTCGATGGCATCAGCAAGTTTCTTAAGAAGCTCTACAACGCGCCCCTGTTCTCCTTCTGGGATTATATCATCTAAATATACCGCTTTATAAAATGGATTTCTCTTCTCCTCGTCGTCAACTGCGCGTAGATCTTTAGCAAACAAAGGCGCTAATCTCTTTTGATTTTCGGGATCCCGCTGCGGGTTCAACGATCGTATCCTTGCTGCATAATCATTGAAATGGCCTGTAATTGTAAGACCAATCCATTCTTTCGATCTCGGTGAGATTTCTTTACTTTCTTCTCCTTCAAGATCGCCCGGGCCGATGGCAGCCAATTCGTCTGCATCGTCATAACCATCGTCGTCAGTATCAACCTCCGCCAAATACTTTCGCCACTCATTTAATATTTTTTTCATTTACTTACCCTTCTTCAACAACTGCCCTGATTTCCAAGCTGTGGCAATGTCTGCCAAGCCCTGAGAGCCTATGTAAGCAAGGGATATTGCAACCCATTGCTCGCTATTAACGTATTCTGCGAGAAGCAAAGAGGTTGTGGAAAGCCACACCAACAGTTTTCTCGACATAAATCTTTCTAAATGTTTATCTGCAAATGCTTTCATTCTTGCCATCATTTTACCCTCACTGATTAACGTAAGCATACCCGTTTGGTACTTTTGTAATATCAATTGTCATATCAACCACATCTTTAAGACTGTCTACATGAGTAATTAGTAGGGTGATATTGAAATAACTTTTAATCAAATCCAAGATACGTACAAACCCTTCCATGTTATCTGCATCCAGTGAAGTTCCCGGCTCATCCAAAATAAAAATGTTGCTTTTGGGCATATTTGAAACGTTTAATAGCGCAATACGAATGGCTATCGCGGCCAAAGTCTTCTCTGCTCCCGACCCATTCTCCAGTGGTCGCGATTCATGCTTGGGGTGCTTAATTAAAATGTCCAGTTTGTTATCGGTGTTCTCAAAAAAGACTTCGAATTCAACCACATTGGCCAGAACCTTGCTGATCTCTTCATTAATGACAGGAAGGCCCTTCTTGATTAGGTCAAAAGAGATCCCTCCACTGTGCATACAGCGCATAAAAAGGTCATAAGCCGAATATTCAATGCTCAGCGCCTCTTTTTCTTGCTTTTGTTCTTGCAGGTTCTTTAATTTTTGTTCGGTGGCGCCCTGTTGGCCCACCAACTCCAGTATTTCGGCATTGCACGACTCCAAACAGTGAGTTAAACTATGAACTTCTTTCTGTTTTTCGTCGCGCTGCCTTACAAGCCCATTGTAATCCTCGATGGCCTCTTTATTTTCGTTATAATAGCCAATCTTCTTCCGATATTCGCCTATTGCAACCTCTGAAGTTTGTATTTTATTGGTATTTCGTTCAATTTCCAGCCGCAATCTTGTCTGTTCTTGTTGAGAAGCGTCCTTTTTATTAACCAGCTTCTCATAATTGTCCAAATGACGATCAATTGCTTTAGGGTCCAGTTCTTTAATTTCATTTTTAATGTTGGTTTCCTGATTTTGAAGCGCTTCAATCATTTTTTCGACGACATCTATCTTTTGAGATGCCCCATATGCCTCTTTAATAAATTGACAGCTAGTAACATAAGACTTTCCACAAGGAATCGCATCCAAAGTCTTTACTTGATTATTAAAAATCTGGAATGTCTTTTGTTCATCCAAAATTTGTTGAGCCAGTTCCTCCAAATGCTTAAGTTTTGATGCTTCTATGGTCTTTTTTCTTTTTAAGTCCTCAATATCAAAATCACGCAAGAATTCCTTGGCCTTTTCAATAAAAGCGTTGTTTCTCCCCACCTTGGCCTTCAAATTACGACTATTTCTTTTTAAATCGGAGATTTGGCCCCTTGTTTCCTTTAAAGTTGCCTTTAGATCTTCAATGTTTATGGGTTCTGCCGGCACAGCGTCAATTTTGTCATTAAAGTCCTTTAAAGCGGCCTCGATTTCATGAAGGGCGGCTTGAAGGTCGGTACACTCATTCTTTTTCTTCAAAGAGTTGGCTTCGGCAACAAAAATATTATTTTTGGCCTCCTTAATCTCTTCATCGAACTCTCTTCCTTCCAGCCGGCGCAATGCTCCGCGCAAATCCATGGCGTCTTCTTTGGCCATCTTAAATTTCTTTTCAAAAAACTCTAAATCAAGAAATTTAGCTAAAATTTCCTTACGTCTTGTAGAGCCTTCGTTAATAAACTGTAAGGCGCCTGCCTGAGAGGACATTGAGGTCATTAAGAAGTCTTCAAGGGGGCCGAACTTGCTGCGAATGTTCTTCTCAGTCCCTCCGCGCTCAGTGGCGTTGTGACTTAAGATTTCTCCCGAAACATGGTCCACCGATTCAAAATCTAAGGTTGTTTTAGCCTCGTCCGTAACTTTGCCTTTAAGTTTCTTAACGTACTTATCCGATCTCCTAGTAATCTTGTAAGTTTTATTATTCGCCTCAATCTCCAAGTAACCAGATCCATACTCTTTATGCTCATTAATGATATTGAACGTCTTTCTAATGTTCTTAGAGGTGTTATTATACATTGTGTAGAGTAAACTATCAATAATGCTTGACTTGCCACTGAAATTTTTACCAAATATTCCAACAATCCCAGACAATTTAGCAAAATCAATAGCGTTATCCTCCGCATAATTAAAAAGATTGTTCCACTGCAGTTTTTTAACCTTCCAATGCACATTGCGCGATAGATCCTCTGTTGCTTCTACGAGCCTATTGTACTTAGCATTAAGTTCAAAGACCCCTTGAAGAGTTTCAGTGTCCGGACTGTAGTCTTTTAAATACTCTTTAATTAGCTCCTGCTGAATCTTTTCATCTCTTAGGTTTTCCTTAATTGCGGCGTCGACCTTATCTTCAATGTTTGAATCCAAGAGACTTCCCTTGTTTAAGAAAGTAACGCTTTCTGGCTTAAATCGACTTTTTGCAATATCAACTGCTTTCCGAAGCTTTTCAAGAGGAATGTTACTCTGGGAAATCAATCGTAGTCGTGCATTAGGAGGGCACGTGAATTTATTTGGTATGCGGCCCGTTTTAGTAAGATAGACACTTATAAAGGGCTTCGGATTTTGAAAAATAGCCCGCTCACAAGTAAAATTTCCCTTACCTTCAATATCCCATAGTAAAATACCCTTATCTACGTCTTCTCCAAAGTTCTGTTGAATGGTTGAGCCGGGATAAGCCACCGTTCCTGCGCTATTTAACACCTGTGGCTTGTGAATATCGCCCAAAAAAGCATAATCAAAGTCATCAAAAATGTTAATTTCATGATCTGTCTCGCGCATTACCCACCCGATGTCCGTTTTGCACTCATAAATGGATCCATGATAGGCCGCAATGTTAATTTTAGTAGGATCGGAGGGCTTTGTCCAGCTTTCTTCATCAAAAACCGACAAAACGTTCAAACAAAACTCGTTATTAATGTGTACCTCCCCAGAATTCTTACATAAATGAAGATTTGGATGATTCAAGGCCCTTGTAATGGGTGAAATTGCATCTTGACGATAAGAATTCCTTAAATTTCCATCATGGTTGCCCAAAACAATATAGGTTGGAGCAATATCAGCCAAATTTTTAAGAAAATCAGAGCACATTTGCACGAATTCGGGTGAAATTTGCGTTTTTGTGTGTGCAATATCACCACAATGAACAATACAGTCTACTTTTTCTTCTCGCAGGGTGGTGTATAACTGTTCAAAAACCGCCCTATATTCTTTATGATATTTTAAATTGCGAATGTGCGTATCTGCTATGTGAGCAAACTTCATATAAACCTCAAATCATTAATGCGGAAAAAAGAGCCATTGTATCATTTGTAACCAACTCTGCCGCATTTTTTCTACGTTGGAACTCAAACTTGCTCATTGAGCCAACATCCTCATAGCCCTGTGTGTCTATTTTACACACTTCTACCCCATAAAGCAAGAACTTTTGTATTAAACGCAAGGATTTTTTCTCAGCATCAACATCCAAAGCCACATAAACCTTGGAATCGTGTTCCAAGATCTCCTTAAAAAGGACAGCCTCTTCATTTAATGTTGACCCTAACAGCGGAATGGCATTTTGTCCCACTGTTACAGCATCAAAAGCGCCCTCTACCAAAACCACGTCTTCATCAAAATCCACAAACAATTCATTAAATACAATGTCTCGCGATACATTGGGATTTTTATATTTTAAGCGGGAATTCCGGTCATAAGATCGAGCAATAAAATAATTTACATCGCCATTTTTGTCAAAAGAAGGAATAATAATTCTATCTTTGTATTCTCCAACAGCACAATATCCCATTTTCCAATATAAGATATCAGCAGTGTCGATTCCCCTTCTCTTTAAATAAGATATGGCTGGCAACGCTGGTGAAGCCCGGACCTTGTTTGTTAGGGTCCTAAATTCTTTTGGTAAATTAATTTTTATTTTTTCTTTTTTTTCAGCTTCATCAAACAAATCTTCTAAAACTGAAGAGTGGTCAACAATATTACAAAGTAATCGCCACTGCCTTTTGTGGTCGAAGGTTCCGCATCTTCGAATAAGCCTCATAATGGACCTACCAGAATAATCACAGACCCAGCACTTAAACTTGTCTTTTTCTAAATTTATCGATAATTTTTTTTTGTGATGCTTACATATGGGGCAATAAAAAAGATACTCATCGTTACTTGTACGATAAGTGCCTAAAACATCATATAAAATCTCTAATTTTTTTCTTGTTGACACTGCAAATAACCAGTACGAGCAATAATATAACTGTCTGCTCTATCATAACTTCCCGCCTTTGGGTTGTTACTCCTAGTATATTGTACCTCAAATCCAACTACATTGTCAAGCACATGCTGAAGGACGATTTCTTTGGCTTTTTGGCCTCTTTGTATTTTTAAACCGCATATTTTTCTTGCTGATGGGGCTGAAATATATTCTGGTGGAGTCCCAAATACATCATAACACAACCAACTCACCACTCCATTAAATTTTGAAAGAAGTGTGAGCGTTTTAGCCGATGAAAAGCCCGCTCTAAACATTTGTAAAGATTGTTCAATTACAATTCTATTAATAGGAAAGTCTGCCCTTACATCCATTAAGCGGTGTTTAATGTTGGTCGCTTTATCAAAAAAGCTTTTAATTTTACGAGTATCCCACGCCTCACAGAAAACAACATTGCCACTATCGTCTATTACAGTTGCGCCCGTAATGCTCGTTGAAACATCAAGTCCAAGTATCATAAATCTAATTTTAACTTAAAAGTGTAGTCTTGTTCATTGGTTTTTCGTACTGGGTTCGCAACCCGGCCAATTGCAATTAAATTATCATAATCATCATAAACACCAATCGTTGAAATAAAAGTTTGTGGTACATAAGAAGACGAATAGTTTGAAAAAGAACTAGAGACGGTGTTTTTAATCAACCAACTGTCTTTATCCTCTAAATAAACGTTCGAAGCGCTACTCATAATACCGCTGCCACCAGCAGAAACTAAATAGGTTGGATTATTGCTCCAATTTAAATCATTTTTTGGAGCATAAGCAAACATGGTTAATGTAGGGATCGTTTGTGTCCCCTTAAACTCCATGCTATAAGAAGAAGACGCAAGGCCCGGAACTGCAACATTATTATAGCTCATAAAATGCGCCCAGCTTGCCGATACCAGAACTGGAGTTCCGGCTGAAGCGGTTGGCTGAATATAATTGTCCATGGAAGTCCCAAGGCTGGAAGAGTTTGTTAAAACAACCATCCCTTCTTTATATAAAACAAACCCAACATGCGTGCTTGCCCCTATTCTCGTGTTTGTCTGTTCTCGTAAAACACCATCCTTTAACGCGTCGGTGGCGTTAGCGGCCAAAGTTCCAGTAATATAAAATTTAAGATCTACAGAGCCCTCTTTAATGCCGCTTCCAACAAACACCGAATCCACATAAATCAAATTAAGGTCTTGTTTCGGGCTTGCTTTTTGTGCAGCGTCTAATTCAGCAGCGGGGGTGGCGTTTGTACTTTTTGTTTCTGGTAGCCCATATAGGCCAGAAGAGTTTGAATTAAAATAATTGCTAAATTTATAAATTGGATTCAAAGTTTCATAATTTTTCATTGAATTTTGAATAGAAAGAAACTTAAATAGAGTTCTTGGATTCGTATATTCAACATTATAAGAATTATCGGGCGACGTATGATAAACAAAGTCACGATAAAGAGTAAAGCTTATGGGACTTGAAGAAGTTACAGCATATCCCTGAATGCTTCCGGTGAGACTTAAATTTGATGTTACAAGAAAATTTAATTCACTACCAGATAAGTTTAAATTATTAACATACACGGCGCCGGGGGTGAATGCCCCTTCGTTATTTGAATTGTTAATAAATAAACTGCCACTATAAGCAACAAACTTAGTTACTGGGTAGGTTTTGACTGTGTTATAAATAATATCATTATTTTTAAATCTGTACATGACATTTTAATAATCTAATCTCACCCTCAAGGTAAATTCAGTATCCGATCTCTTTTTGAGCGGCTCTGACACTTTTGCTACGGCCAAAAGCTCATTATCAGCAGAATAAAGTCCAACCGTAGTAAGATAAGTTACCGTTGGATCAGTTGCAACATTCTTTACCACCATTTTTGATGCGCTCGTAAATGAAGGATTTGAACTATAATTAAATTCATTCGCATTTGCGCGACAGAAATAAATGGTTGAATTTAATTCTGTTGTATTATTAAATTGAATGTTTTTAATGGCGGCGCGGGCTCCATTTACAAGATTTTCTATACTTGATGAAATAAAAGCCTCATCGGGCTCTTGGGCGACCGGAGGATTAAACATCGTGATTACGGTCGACCCACTAATCATTTCTGTTCCCCACATGTTGGGGTTTCCGAGTAGTGCAACAAGGCCGGCCTGATAAAAGACAAAACCATAATCAGTCCACGTAGGTACCGGGGTCGTAGCGGTCCCCACCTTTAATAATCCATATTGGCCCATGGGCGAATTGTCTTTATAGCCAGTCGTGTCTGTGGCGTGGGCATCAGAAATAGTTAATAACTCGGCGTTGGCGCCTGCAGTTTTAAAATAAACACTGTCCCACGATCCCGTTTTTAAAGTCATTTCGAAAGAGCCTTTTTTAATCTCGTCTTTCATCAAAACTCTAGAAAAATCAAGAAAAACCATTGAATCAATCTTATCGCCAGAGGCGACCATCCATGTATCTAGGGGGTTTAAGGTGCCCGATCTATTAAATGGAATAACGCTTTGATTTTGATCATATCCCACATACTGTTGAGCAAATTGCCTATACATATTGGCCTTTTTATCTTGCATCGACCATGTGGCGCCCTCCGAATCATAAAGATCAGAGCCAGAAGCCACTCCAGCCGTCATACTAAAAATAAAATTAGCCGACGAACTCGCATAAGGATAATCATAAATATCAACATGGTCCACAGCACTAAAATATTTAATATTAGAGCCACTCGGGAAGGTACCATAAGTGCCCGATACCACAGCACCCGTAATTGGAATTGATTCATGTAAATTAGTGTTTGTTTTTATTATATCGTTGGCGCCGATCTCTTTATATGTACTAGCCATTTTTATCTCCGTTCATTTAAGTTATTTTAGCAATTACTTCAACTGGAATGCTCACTGATGCACCCATTGAGCCGCCCACTACCCGTATTGTCGTTGTTATGACTGACATTGTTCCGAAATCTGTATCAAAGGCGGCCACCTCAGAACCAAAATTATCATAGTAATAAGCCTCATTTGTCTGAAGCTCGGTTGATGCTTTTACGTGCAGCAACAAGTCCCTTTCTGCGCTAGGTCCAAGAAAAGCTGGCGTCGTGGGACGACTAGCAAACAAGGCCGAGTCTGAAAACATACTTACAGTATATACTCGCAAATTCTTTGCACCCGAAAAGACATTAGATCTTACAGTCGCCGTCATCGCGGTGCCTCCTCCAGCCTCATTTGGCGACACCAACTCTAAATATCTCCTATCCATTATAATAGAAAATTGTGTTTCAACTAAACCACTTTGTAAAATAGTTGTGTCGCCGCCGGCGGCTGCATTGTTCATTCCCTGTGCAACGCGAAACCCTGTAGAGGCAACTGAGCCGGCTACAGTTCTACCATCAACATAACCATCGCGAAGCTTAAGCTTTACTGACCCGGGATTTGGATCCGTAATGGCATCATAGGCGTCATCTTCTGAAATAACGACATAGGCATTTCGGCTTGTGAGCGCTTCTTGGGCCACCGAAGTTGTGTTTAATTTTAATTCGGGTAAATACAGCAAGCCCTGCTCGCCGGTTGGAGAGGTTGGGGCGGCCATCGTATAAAGTTTGTTTCTAAGTGAAATCGTAGAATCCGTGTGAGCCGCTTCAATGGGAGTTTGAAGAATTGTCAAATCATAATAAGCACTTCCGTTAACATTTGTTTTATCATACAAACTATAATTAAGCTCATCATCGCCAAAAGCATATTTTGTAATTTTGAAAGAACCGTTGCCGGCGGCAAGCCTCTTCCGGCCTGCGTCAGTTAAAACTGCGTCAAGAATGATGTCTCCCGAGTTGTCTAAAAATCCCATTGTTGTTTCTCCTCATAACTAATTAGCTAATTAAATTTTTTAATTCATTTTGATACTTTTTTTACTATTTTTGCGTTGGGTGAAAGCTTTTTAAGCTCTTTTTCGTCTTTTACCCCTTGAATATTTAATATATACTTAAGATTTAAATCGAATGCGCGCTTGGTCTTTTTCGAACGAACCCTTACTTTAATTTTTGGATAATACCGATCATCGCCGTTGGCTCCAGCATTAGCATTAAGTGGGCCAATATCAACATATAGGCGCTTGTCGCTACTAAGGCCGATGTCGACTTGGTTTTGCGTAGTATCTAAATTATTAACTATTTTTTGAGCAAAAGACGGCTCTATTCTTAAATACTGCGAAAAATCTTTTTTAAATTCTTTTTTTTCTTCCATTTTTAAGACAACATCAACATCAAAATGATTTATAACTGGGTAAACAAAGCCAGAATCCTCCACCATTTCCAATTCATAGATTATTGATGGGTGCGAATTCAAACCATAAAGGTCTTGACTTAAAAAAGTATAATAATATTTAACATTTGATCTTATTGAATCAGCATATCCAGTTTGAAACTTATCAAACTGAAGCTCTGTTTGTATTCCATTTGTAATAAGATCCTCATAAATCTCTTCTTTGGTTTCCCCAGAAGGGCGCCTGTCCAAACGAAAAGCAATTATTTTTCCAATATCACCCTGAGATTGAAAATAAACCTCTGGAGGGCTTTTGGTAATCGGCAAGACGAGTTGGCCGCCCATGAGCGCCTGAGAGGTGTAGCCTTCTGTAGTTTTGTCGAGTTGCAACCAATAAACAAGAGTCTTAACGACAAGACCGGCCGCGACCTTGGGATCGTTCGTTTGAGTAAAATAAGGTCTAAGCTCTGGTACGCCTTGCATCCCTTCTTGAAAAAAGATTTTAACCTTATCAGCAGTCCCTTCCAAGGGATTAAATTCCACAATTGGTGGAATTGGAGGAAAGTTCATTGTCATCGTCATAGCGCTTGCAACAACCTTCTCAGACCCGGGCTTTATAACTTTTTGCAGTGCTTCTTGGGAGGCGCCAACATTTTTAAAACCAATTTCTAGTGGCACCTCATATATCCGTCGTTTGGCGCGGCTGTGAATGTTAAACTCAACGGCACGTGGCATCTTCGTAAATTGTTTCAAAGCTTGAGAAGGGTTGTTTATGTCGCTAGAATAATATACGTCGGCCTCCATAAGACGGTCGGGGGATACATATGTATACTCACTTCCAAATACTTCATAAACACCAATCAACGTATAATAATAGGCCTGTTCCATCTTAACTTGAGAATCATAAAAAACGATATTCTGTTCTTCTTCTTTTATTGTTGCGTTAAAAAAGAATGTTTGAATTATATCCTCTGGTTTAAACCCCAAGTCGGATTTGTTGGCGGCCATTGCTTTTGAGGTTTTTAAAATTTTTATACCAATTAATTTACTTGGATTCATGGATAAATCAGGGCCATGGTTCAAAAGCTCCCACCAGCTATCGTGGTCAAACTTTCCCCAAGTAAGCTTTTGTCTCTTTAAATTTTTCCCATAACCAAAATACATTGGCGCGTTTATCGGAAAGAATGGGCCGAAAGGGTGCGCGGAGTTCGTCCAGGGCAACTCGACACCGGTGCCGAGGCTCTGCTCTTGCAATTTTACATTATTAAGAGAAAACTTCGCAGGCACATTCTGTAATGGTTTATTCCAATCGTCGCTTTTTAATAAAGTTGTGTATTTGTAGGTATTAAGCTTCAGTGCTTTGGTACAGTGGATCCACTGGCCGGCGCTATCTTTGCATTTTTTCGCTGCATGGTGCCAATTTAAAAGATTTTTGTTTGCGAAACGATTAAAAGACGGGGTTTTCAGGCCGGCGTCGTAATTCGTGCCACCGGGAACATAAGAAAAGCGGCTGATGGTCTTGTTCGACTCGTTAGCAATGGATGCAGGTAACGGAGTATATAAATAATTCATTGCGGGTGACGCAAGGTAGGTCAGCGCAGCATACACCGGCGCAGCTAGCTTAATCTTGGCGCCAAGGGCTGGTGGTGTCGTGGCTCCGGGGAAGGTGCCGGCCCACCCAGCTGTTTCATCAATGACAGGCGCCTTCCCAACAGGGGTTTTTTTAACTATGCTTGGTTTTACGCCAGACTCAATAAGAGAATAATCCATAAAATCAAGATAAGCAAAATCTTCATGAAGGAGAGAACCATAATTCTCGTAGGTAGCATCAACATACCCGGACCAAGAAGGTAACGCGACGGTGTGGCCATAGGGCGCTTTGATGGTATTTTTTGGCTTGGTTCGTGGGATGGTAATTTCAATCTTATTGTAAGTTTTGTTAATATCAATATTTGCGCCGCCCTCTACTTTTGGAATATCATCATTTGCTCCTTCTAAGGCCTCGACATCAACAATAATGTTTTTCAACTCACCTACACTCAAAATTGAACTCCTGTTCGATACATTTTCAGCAATATTAGAAGCATTTTGACAACTCCGAACAGGAATTACCGCGCCGCTTGAGTCTTTAGCGTCGTATGCATATGCAAAAGTCAAGCCACTTTCGTGTTTCTTGGCGTTTAAAAGTCCTGATGTTAGTGGTGAATTGGTGGGGAGATCATATGGGTCTATTGCTTCAATGACGCTTGTGACCGATAAATCAAAATCGTCTTCTTCAATTTTAAAATTATAATCAGGAAAATATATATTTTTTGACGCAACGTTCTCTAAAGTGTTTAGCACCTTCTCCCAATTCTTTAAAAATTGTTTTCTTTGTTCATACGCGACGGCTTTATCTTCAGAGAGGCCCGTGATCTTGTTGCCCTTCGCGTCAACGCCGGGGGTTTTTAGAATATTATAAGAGCCCGCCGGGCCCTTCGAGCCCGCCTCCCACTTCATCACGCGATTGCTATCGAGGTACACGCGAATCTTATTTGTTTTTTTATCAAGGGCGACATAAAACCACTTAAGTCGTTCTTGTCCAAGAGAAAGTTCATTATAAAGTATCGGAGATGCATCCGGACCAGATTTCATAAGCGGCCTAATGACTTGTCCAAGAAACTCACGGAAACCGTCTGGTGTCGGCATCATGCCGGGTGAAAACGAGGCGCCGATTGGAAAGCCGCCAAATAAGCTAAAATGATCTGTTAATATTATTTTTGCCATTATTTTTTAATCACAAAATGCCTACTATAAATAGGCAACGTTAATAGTTTTGGTTGGGAAACCCCCAACTGCCCACTCTTGTAGGGAGAAACCCTACAAAGCAGATCTCTGCTTTTTGTTTCTAAATTATCAGCAAAAGAAATGCCATCCAAATCTTTAAAATGGCCAGTATCAACATCTAAATATTGAATACGAAATAAACATTTTATCATTAAATATAACAACCCAAAATTAATAAAATTATTTAAAACCGGTTCATCAGCCGCAAATCCTTTAAGGGCGCCCTCATTAATATATGATTGGGCTGCAAAAACTAATGGAACAGCAAGTTTATTTGTTTCTTCTAATTTAGTTAAGGCGCCTCGGTCGGAAAAAACGCTTTTAAAATTATAGAGGCTTGTTTCGTTAATTGGCTGAACATCTTTTGCCACAATTGGCGCCAACAAGCTAGCTGGAAGCGCATTTGTAACATTTAAATCAGCAATATCAATGTATACGGAACTCTCTTCTGTTGTGTCGCTGTCCAAACACAAATTTGTCTTTAAAGAGGCCGGCAATTTTACCACATCTACATCGATTGATGTTGAAAAAACATTTGCCTGCGCAACCTCTTCTGCAGGGTCAATAGATTGAGCCACAATGATTAAAGAATCAAGCATAAATGCTAATTGTCTAGACTGTTCTTGAGCCAAGTACTGTTCATATGAAATTCCATCCAAATTAACTTTTTTTGCCAACTTTATCTCTTGTTCACTATTAATCTCTATAATTTTTAACAAAATGTTGTAATAATCATAAATTTCTTTCGAAGTAAGCTTACTTTTCATAAAATTAAAATAATTTTCATATTTTTTACCATTTAGCTTAAACATTCTTGCCGGAAAACAACCATAAGACATAGGAACCAAATTATAAGTAGAGGGGCCAACCTGCGCCGTTGTAGAATCAAAATATTTAAAAATATTATCTTCGGCTATACTTGCAAAGTCGTTTTTATTAATAGTGGGAAGCCCAAATTCTGTTTTTTCTATTGGAATCACACTTACATATTTATTTTTTGGAAGTACTTCTATCATTTCATCAAAATCAATTTGTAGCTCCGGATATATAGAGGATGAAACTGGATCACTTGCCAACAAGCCCTTAAAGTGGTCTTGTAGTTTTTGATTTACTTTAATAAGGGCGCCTAATAGTTCTTGATCACAATATATAAGATTTGCATCATTGGCGACTATGGATAAATTATTTTTTTGACTAAACAAAATTAAAGTTCCATAAAAAAGCGTATTTTCAATTTGTGAATAATTTAAACTACCAATATTTGAATCTGAAGACGCGTAACCTACTGTAGAATATAGTGTTTTAAGCTCATTTTGTAACGCCGGAATAAGAATTGTATTTAAAAACTTTTGAATTGGCTCTTCATACCAAATGGTTGTCTGGCATTTCAAAAGATCTGATGTAAATTGAAGAGTTTCTATCTCTAAGGAGCCATTAATAATGTTAGAAAACCCCATCTCAAAACTATTAATAGTCTCCGCAGACGGAACATCATAAGAAAAATTGCCATCATAGAGCGTAGTCTTAATATTCTTAATAAAACCGGTTTTTAAATAATCTTTAAACTTTTGATCGGCCGAAAGTTGCGGTATATAAGAGTTCTCTAAAATAAATGTGTCAAAATTCACTCCAAACATTAATTTTAATTCTCTCGGAGGGTCACAAAAACTATAATAAAGAGGGCCACCATACTTTTTTCCATATGTACTGGCGAGCGACTGCTGATAAGCCTCTTGAGCCATCTCCATTTCTGTCATTTCTGGAGAGTCAATATTTTTATCGAACGTATGTACTATTCTTGTATCTATAAAATTGGTAACTTGAAGAACTCCCCCCATGTCAAATATTTGTTCTTCAAAAACCTGAAATTCTCCATACATTGAAAGTTTGGTGGTCATCCACAAATTATTAAAAGCAATCTTGATAGGAATATTAATTTCATAATTTAATAAATTTGTTTCCTCATCATAAACATTTGCCAACATAAATGAATTTGAAAAGTTCGTTTCATTATATTCTTGTAATTGAGGACCAAAATTAACACTTGCTTTCATAAAAGGCGCCAATGAAGCATCTTCTAAAACAAGACGAACAGAACAACGCAAATATAGCTGAGAGCCTTTAAAATAAAGTTTATATTTTAAGGATTCTAAAATATTATTAAAATAAAGTTGATCTTGTACAAGCTTCATAATCAATCTTCGCACTCCTCCATCTCGTACCCCATGGGATCCGGCACCACTCCTGTATAAATATTTTTAATTTTTAAATTATTCTGCTGAGCTGCTGCAGAGTCAGTTAAAATGTTTAAAAATGTTTCTACTGTATTTTCGTCAAATTTTTCTTCATTAAATTCTAATTTTTTAAGAGATGCTGTTTCTTCTTGGGCCACGAGGTCTACCAGCCACTTGTTATTATCATTAAAATCTACAATTTTAAAAACTTCTATTTCTAAATCTTGGCGTTCTGATCGCAGAAAAGAATTTTTTTCTTCAATATTTAAAAAAATGTCTCGGTTTTGTTCATCTTCGTAAAGTGTAAGTGCATCTTGACCATCCATTTTGTAATATTTTAATTCGACATTCATATTAAACTGAGGGACTCTCTCTTCATAAGTGTTTATTGTTCCAAGTGACGCGCTACCTTCTACAACATTATTTTTATTTAATAAGGTAAGCTCATTAGGGAATTTAGAAAAACTACCAGAATCATAAGTGGCATCATTGAAAAAGATTCTCCATGCTGGTGCATTCTGTGATAGGCAATCATATTCGCCCAACTCATTATGAAGCATTGGTATGTCTGTTCTTTGGCCGCCACCGGACTCTAAAAACTGGCCCTCTGATATTATTGGCTTTTCATAAAGCGCATTTCTAATTCTTTCATACGTTTCATTTTGTAATTCTGTATTGTCGGCGTCATAAATGATGTTTTCATCATAAAATTTATAATAGGCTGGGCTCAGTGTTCCGCTAGCATAAAGCTCTCTACCCTTGGTGGTCAAAACCATATCTAAAACATCCTGCTTTTTATTAAAAATTGAAGCCATTATTAATATCCTCCTCGACCGGAGTCATCGTCGTCCCGATCGGGGAACGTCATGGGGCCTCCTGACTTCTGTGCCGCGGCGGGACCGGAAGTGCCTGTACTGCCAACTATCTTTTTGCAACGGTCAGTTGGCACATCAAGGACAAATCCATCAGGGCAAGAAGCCGCAGGGGCTGCAGCCCCCCTTGTTGGTGTGCCGACAAGATCTATTAGCCCCGTCAATAAGGCCGGTGATCGAGTCGCAGTTGGTCGCTCGGTCGATCGCGTGGCCCTCTCTCTTTCAGTGGTGGTGGCACCAAACGGAAGCCGTAGAAGCGGCATAGACGGCTCGGCCTGCGCTGCGGGTCGTACGACCCCTAACGCCGTTAACTCGCCTTCTACAGCGTCTGAGGGGCTTACACGGACCACATTACCCAGACTATCGCGGGGTTCTCCGAACTCAAACTCCACCTCGACCTTGGCCATCTCAACCAGAGAATAAAAATCATAAGGCCAGTTGTAAGTATAGCCCGTTTTACTTGTCCTGAAGCCGTAAGATTGATTTAAGATGTCATCGTAAGTTCGCAACCCGCGCTCCTTGACCTTAAAGATTTTAAATCTCATTTGTGATGGTAGTTTACCACCATAAAGATCATCACTTAATAGTTTTGGACTAATTAATTCCCCATCCGCAATAGGATGCTTAATTGTTATATTATCCAAGACAGCTTTTGTTCCTTGGCTTGGAATAACCCCTTGCCACCAGTCTGAGAGGTCTTTTTCATTCATTAATTCAGAAAATTCAAAAATATACATTGCAAAAGGCGGCAAAACTGGAGAATAGTCTTTTCTATCCGCAAACCTCTTGCCACGAGTGCGCAGTCTCTGTTCTAAGAAGTCGAGTTTTGGTGGAAGCACAATTTTTTGCATCTTGTCTATCATTTCTTGCACAGAATTCCGAATAATTCCTTGCTCTCTATATTCTCCCAAAGAAGATTCCCACTCATCAATTGGCAAATAGAAAAACACTTCTTCATCACACTCATTAACAAAGTAAGGAACCACAACAACGTATTCATTTAAAAGTTTTGATGTGGCTCGTTGAGAAACAATTTTTTGTTCAGTATCAAATCCACAAGCGGTGGCCAAATTTCCAACATCAGCAGACGACCCAGAAGGCCTTACAGCCAACCTAAGTGAGGGGCTCTGATCAACAGCCGTAGTATCAAGGTTTAAATATTGATGCCAAACCCCCTCAACAACAGTTAATCCATCAGTTGAAGATGGAACTCCTGCGGCGCCGCCGGAATTCTCGGTGGTGGACGTAGCAAAATTATGTACTGGGAACTCACATCTTGTATTAATATTCCAAGTATTATTAGCTGAATTATAATTAAAAAGGTTTACTCCCGCCTCAATAGTCATATAAGGAGAAGATTGATTATTTGTTGATTGTTCATCCAAAACACCACTAAGTTGAGTCCACATGTCTTGATTAACATAAGTTTTTGTTGAAAATTTAAGTATTTCTGTTAATGTTGGTTTGGCAATCCTTGCACCACTCCCCAAAGACGCAGTGTAGGCAGCCACATCAAAATCAACTGTAACATAAGCTTCGTTGTCTTCCCACGATGCCACTACGGGTATTTCACAACTTGAGCTACCCAAGGTTATGTGTTTTGACCACCAATTCGCACCTGCATTATTATTTTGAACCTGATAAAATGCTGCGTGTGCAGTGTAAGGGGCGCCGTTGGCCGATGGATCTGAGTGGTTGCTGTTTCTACTGTTGAACTTGGTTTTAGCAAAAACAATGTCCATTACATAATTGTCATATTTGCCAGACAAATCAAAATTCCAAGTCGACTCTGGGGCTGATGATATAGTGGCCAATTTTGATCCTTCAATAAAAGTATCCACAACATTTGCGTAAAAATTACTTGCGGCGGGGGCATAAGTTGTTGAATCTTGTTTAAAGCTGGCAGTTGAATCAATTAAATTTTGAGGGTCATTTTCTATAAGATCCACCCCTGCAGCATATGCCACTGGACTTAATATTGTTTCAAATGGTAGACGATACCAAGAGGCGGTTGGATTATATTGATTCGGAAGAGTGGCGCTTCCTGTCAATTCGCCACTTTGCCAAATAGCCGAATCGGTCGCGACACCAGCACGTATAGAGCCGTATGTCAATCTAGAAAATATAGTATTGCCAAGTGTTTGATACGTACTTTCGGTACCGCCGAGGGTTACATTGTCTGTTGTATAGTAATCACCAAACAAGGTCGCTAGCTGCATTGTTCTTTGCGCAGGATAAAAGCCATCATAAGGCATCAGCTTTTTTAAACCATTTATAGTTATTGAAATGCTGTTTGCCCCTTCATTGTGAAGTTCCTGAATATAATCATATGAAGACAAATAATCACTATTGCAAAACTTCTCTAAAAATTCATTATTATCAATTGTCGCGGCCGAACCAGTAAGAGTTAATGCTTGTCGGGCGCTAGTATATTGATCTGATCCCTTTAAAACATCTCCAATATAGCCATTCATATTATATTCAGGAAGAATTGAATAGTTTTGGCCTATAAGCCGAATGTCTTGAGAAAAATCTTCTTGGGTATCAGGAAAGGGTCCGCGGCCCGCTTGAGACTGCACTAAGTTTTTAGGAGTACAGTACAGCCTATCACCACCAATAAGCCATCGGCCATATCTTACATTTAAGTTGGCCGTGGACACCACCTCTGCTGCAGACTGTGTAATGTTCATTAACTCGCCAGTTCTTAAAGCGCCATCAACCAGTTCATAGTCCATGGGCCAATAAGACATGTCCATTGTGGTGTTGGCGATGGCGCCAGTTAATTTATCGGCGCGATTGGCCATAGAATCTCGCCACTGGAAGATAAACCGAGTCCTTTCTCTTGTCGTTTCTTTATAGGTCTCTGTTTCTTTTGGCCAAACAACCTCATTATACGCCAAACGAATCATTTTTGGAAATTCAACTGGCTGGCTCAAAAAGCGACCAGTATAAATTCCTGATAAATTGTATAAAACAGAGTCTTTTTTATCAACAGTTCTTATATTTTTGTCTGGATAAAGATTGTCTATCTTTGATCCGGTGGCATCATAATAATCTCCATAAAATCCGTAATTGTTGGCATATGTATATTGTATTTTGCTATAACGTTCCGGGGCGCGGTCTCCAAGCAACTCTTTTGTAAGAAGCTCATGAACCAGAGGCTTATATTTGCTTGTTATTTTAGCCTGCTGAACTCTTGTGCCGCCCACGTCGGCGAGTGCAAAGTTATTTTTATTTAGATATCTTGCAACAGGATGTTCGGCGCCCCTAATTTGTTTCCACGACGGATAACCATAATCACCATTAATGTTTAAGAAATAAACACTGACCAGTGTTGGCAACGTGCCATCCGTAAAAACCGTAGGCGCCACTAATAAATTTTGATCACCAACTATTTCATAGTGTGCGCCGGCGGTATCTATGATCTCAGCCGGGGTTATATAGCCGGCAAAATTAATAAAAGTACTCTCCGGTGAAGACGTGGGCCCGCGCATCGCCCCACTAATAAACGCTATTCCATTAGAACTGGTTGCAAATCCGTAAAGCGCATCCATGTTGCTTTGTAAAGTTGGGTCGGCGGATGCACTAATCCAAAAATACCCAAAATCCTTGTTTGGAATGTTGTAAGAAACAAAACCGTTGTCAAAGAAAGACCCACTATAAAGAGTGCCGGCGATATTATATTTTAATCGTCTTACTGGATTTGGATTAACTTTGTAATATGAAGCTGTTACTTGAGAGCCGCTTTGATATCCATGATAAGTGACATTGCCCGGTATCTGCAAAAAATCTTGTAATGCATCATGTGCCAACAAATTCCTATAAGGCAGCGCATTATAAGCACTAAACTGAGCGGATGCATAATCTAAATAAATCGGCGTCATCGTTGTATCATCGCCGGGAGCGGAAAAGCGCTGAACAAAAACAGTTTGATTGTAAGTTCCGTCCGCTAATGCCCTATTTGGTTTCACATAATCAAGAGTTCCGGAAACATAAGGGCTCTCAAGTTCAACCAGTGTGAAGCCGCCCTGTTGGACAAAGGCCGGATTATTTGCGCTGCGATCTGCAGTTGAAATAACTTGATAGTTTTTATCATAATTGCCTTGAACACGCGTCGATTGAGAGCCGGTAGTTGATTTAATATTTCTTATATTATAGACACGTTTAGCAAGCTCTTCTCTAGAATATTTAACTCTTGGAATATTAAAATTATAAGTCGGCGCGGTGAACGCGGCGACAATACGCGGATTATAAATTCTTAACACGGGGCCCGCGTTTTCGACTTTATAAATTTCAGGGCGGTCTTGTTCTATCGCAGTGGTACCATCTGCTGGGTCTAGAACAAGCGGCTGGTGGCGGTGTTTAAACCCTCCAACATGTTTCTCTACAAATGGCCCTTGAAGTGGCGTTTCCCCATTATGATAAAGGGCATCATTATGCAGCCCTTGAATAATTACATATTGATCATTAACACGAGTCGTTGAAACTGCCGAGGAGGCGCTTATAAATGTAATTGGTAATTGTTTGCTATCAAAAGTTAATTCTCTCGAATGGAAGGATGCATCTAAAAGCGTCTGCACCTTGTTTTTAAAAGGAGCGTTGCCAAAATCAAAAAACGTCTGAGTTGGTACATTTTCTACACCTATTTGGTTGGTTTCCTGCTCTTCTTGTAAAAAAGAAAGAAGAACATCTGGCGTATTGTTAATGCCGGTTTTAATAAACGATTTAATGCTGGTTTCTAGGTCAATACTCAATTTTGCTGCTGTGGTGCTGGCCAATGTCTTTGCAGCCAATTTGGCAGCAAACTGAGTCGACATAAGCGTCTCTCTGATGCCAGCGTCGGATGAATAAATTTCCAAGTCCGGGCTGTTTCTTTTAGCATCAAACTTATACCAAGAATTGTATCCAATTGCATTATTTGCACCGAAATAACTGTTTTGAGAATACTTGTTTAATTCTGAATTGGCAAAATCTCTTGCGGCGCTGGTATTCGCAAAAGAAAAAGGTCGATGCCAAGTTGGATTTGTTTTCGCCACATTTGCTACATTTCCTTCACTTTGCATTCCAGAGTTTTTTGTTATAACCTCAACACCGTCGCCGCCAACAGATGGATTGCCATTTTCTTTTTCATCAGAAGGATATATGCCAGTATTAGGATCGAGCTTAGAGGGAGGAATTACGGCCTTTTTATTGAACTTTGCCGCATCCTGAATGGCTGATGCATCCAGAAAAACCGGTTTTGTATATTTTGATCTTTCCAAAATATGATTTTCTATAACACTTCTTACGCGCTGGCTGGTTTCTGCCGATGCTGGTATTAAATTATGAACCACTCCCTCAATCGCGCCATCTAAAAACTTATAAAGATTGACAAATTTATCTAAATCGGGAACATTTTCTACCTTATCATAGAATAAATCGCGCAGAATGCGAAAATCTTTATAATCCTGCTTATAATAATTTAGTGGACTGCCAATTAAAGTATTAAAATCCACCACAGAAGAAAACATATTGAGCATTTCCCGAGAAATAACATCATACATGCTAGCTTCAAATGCTATAAAAAACCTAATTGGTCGCGAATCTCTAAATATTAAATCATCATCAGACTCCAATATACTTACCATGCTAGAAACACTTAAATTTTCCGGCAATTGCTGTTTAGAAAGATTAATAAAATCTATCTTTTTAACTTGAGACGAAACAGCGAAACCAGCACCCTGAGCCGTGTTTTGAATGTTTACAACCTCAGAATAATTTGATGGATACTCCGTTGAATTGACTAATGATAATGAGCCCGAACTCAAATCGGAAACGGTGAATTTTCCTGCCGTATTTGAAGAAGTTGCTGAATTAAATCCCCAATGTGACGCAAGAGTCTTAATTCTGGGGATATAAACCGCGCCGAGACCACCATAGGCCTCAAAAACAAAAGTATTTTGGCTCGGGGTCGCACGGCCATAAGCCTCAATATCGCGTGCTCTGGACTTTAATTCAGTAGTGGTTAGATAATCCGCCCATGAAAGTGCAGACAATAGCCTCATGTTGGTTCTATATTGAAGGGCGCCTGTAACATTTGTTTTTTCGGCGCCAACATAAACTCTTTTGTTTGATCCTGTTAAAAAAGCCGCACCATTGGCATTACTAATCTCTTGATATCCTTCAAAAGAATTGGATAAAATGTCTAAATTATAATTATAACCATTAAATTCTATAGTATATGTTGATGCCGCGGCAACTTCGCTATTAAATGGGTGCTCCGTAGGCTTAACGGCAACAGAAATACTCCACCTAGAATTGTCATAAACATCATAAAAGGCATCAGTCTCCAAAGGGCCACTAAATAAAGACGAAGTTAATTGAAATTTTGTTGTATTATCTCTTCTAATGGCACGAACTTTAATATCCGCGTTGTCTCCCGCTGGTGTAATTACTGTAGTATCTGTGGGCAGGGACGCACTGGCAATGCCGAAAACAGATGCCGTCACAGTCGTTGTCGGAGGATAAAAATTTATCGTATCATCATAATTGGGCGGCTTTTGGGGAAAAATAGCATCAACTGCAACAGTAAAACCAACATTAACATTAGTAGACGCACTTATATAGCCAGAACTGTTAGAATCGCCGCCACTTTGAAAATTATAAATAACCCCTTCAGCATTTTGAGCATCTGAAAACGGAGTCATGTCAATGTAATCTTTCTTAATTACAGTATTGATATAATCTCCCTCTATAGTATACTCAGTATTGGTTGCATAAATGTTATAATTAAAAATAGAATCATCAATGCCATAACATCGCATCAAGTTTCTAAATGCTTTTAAAGTTCCCTTAGATTTGTTGATATAAACAAGATTATTATAAATGTTTTTATAAATTAGGTTTTTAAGAGTGCTTATCTTTTCTTCATATTTCCTTTTGTCGTCCTGATCAAAAACAGCCTTTAAAACATCAGCATCTACAAATAATTCAGGAGCTTCAAAGCCCAACGAATTTAAAAGTCGAGCATTATATGGATTAGGGTCTACAGCACCATTTTGATGATATTCCGCATCTTTAAATTTGCGCATTTGAGCAATTTGCACATGAAGCGTATCAAAATAGCTTGCCATCACTTGCAAAAAGTTGCTTAAAGTTTCGCCTGTAGAATTATCTTCGTCCAAAACCCACAGGGGCATTGAATTTACTAAACTGCCATTGTTGGTGGCATCGTATTGAGTTCCGGACATCTCCAAATTGGTAGAAAGTGTAATAACATCCGGATGTACACTATAAATGATGGGGTCTGGAGTCTCTGTTGAAACTCCGGAAAGAGTTATTGCAGAGCCGGTATTGCGACTCGTGGCCGTATAGCCAGTCCACGAACCATTTGAAAGGCGCCCTGAATAATCTAAAACAACACTATCAAGATTAGTATACCCAGTAATGCCGCCATTAAACTTAAAATAAACACCAAGGTCAACTAAAGAACTATCGCCAGCAGTGCTATAATAATATTTTGAAGTGTCTGTATTGGTACCGCCATAAACATTCCTAAAATAATTTTGGCCGACATGTTTTGCATTTCTCTCTGTCTTCCAAAAACGGAATTCATCAATTGATCCGCTGGCTTTGTACCAGCCTAGGTCGGCGGTGCCGGTGTCAATATGTCGCGCTGCATAAGCCCCCAAGGCTGCATATGAAATTTCACCATCTGGAGCCGAAAATCCAGCCCACGCTTCTAAAGTGGCATACGTGTTGGATAGATCACTATCTACATATTCACCATCAACATATAAAGAGGCCCTTATATTATTGTCGTCAGCATTTTTTTTAATTGTTATCGCATAATGATGCCACTGACCATCAGCGATGTCAGACAAGCCGGTATTTAAATAAACACCAATGATCGCGGTGGCGCTGGTGCCATTAACACGATCGAATACGCCGATGTTGGTATCGGAGGTACTATCCAAAAATACCTCTAGCGCTCTGTGGTTTTCTTCATCGAACGCGGCGGGCGATCTTAAATCACAAATTACCTCATATCGAGTTTGAGTTGAGAAGCTTGTCCACTCATTTTTTTTAAACCAAAACTCTATAGTGTTTCCCCGCACATAATCAAGCTTAAGATTGTTTTCTTGACCGACGTCTGTATCATAAACGTTGTCGACAACATTGCCATAAAACAAAATATATTCTTTATCTTCTGGATTGCCATCGACGGCATCGTCTGGGTCGCGGGCGCCCCACCCATCCGGTGAAAATACCGCGTAGCCTGTTGTTTTTGGATAAAGCTCGTCCAAAACATAGCGCTCTAACTGCGTTAAGTTGTTTTTAAACTCTAATTGTTCTGCACCAGACCCATCATAAGGATATTGAGAGTAAATTCTCTTGATGGCATTATCATAATATTTTGTAGCAGACCCGTATTTGGCAAAACTGCTGGCTGATGAATAATCTAAATCAGCAATTACCTTGGATTCTTGAGCAGCATACTGCTTAACATAAGCAGCCGACTCTACTTCTTGAGAAAACTGATCTAGAGTTTTCTTAGATTGGCCGCGATTACTAATACTTTGTGATTTTTGCTCATCAAAGAGATCCTTAATAGCCATTTTCTACCCTAAATTTAAAACTCGCTTCTTGCTCTTGATTGTCACCAGCAACATTAAACATAAATTTTAATTCATATGAGTACCCCGATTCTAGCATAGATGTATCAAAGTCAAAATAACTTCCCGATGCGTCATAAGACATCAATGTATAGGCATCGTTGCCACTTCCGTTTCCATAATCAACGATAACCAGACCATCCGCAACGCGACTTAATTCCCAATATGATTTCTCAATAATTTTATTTTCTATCTTTGTCTTTGCCACTGTATAAATTGTGGGATTCCAATCTTTGGGTCTTGTATAAAGCTGAAATCTCGCCACATCGCCTCTCCTATAAACCGGCTTCAAATTTGTAACATTTATTACGTAATCCTTTATAGGATAAACCGAGCCGCCATCAAAAGCATTGGGGGTGATAGCAGAGCCAGTGTAATATTCTACACTGCCACTATGCCACACTGGAAAAACTTGAGTAACCGACGAACTCGCGTAAGCCAAAGAAGCAGAATAAATACCAGTTGTGCCAACATGCCCTCCAGTGATATTTGTATCGCCCTTTGCCTGAACCCCTCCACCAACAGGCAGAAACAGCTTACTTCCCGATGGGGACGTATTAACTAAAGAACCAGAATAAAGACTAACTGCAATAGTGCCAGTGCCAACAGTAGGAAGATTCGTTAATTGGCCGCGCACATAATTATAAAAATAAAGCACGTTTAAATTATCAGCCGCAGGCGCACGAGAACTACTAACATAAAAATTTCCAGCATCATCTTTTACAGAATCGTCCCAGCGAGCTTCTATAACAGGCCGTTTGAAAAAGAACTCAGACCCACTAGCAAAAAATTTCTTTGTATAGTGTGAGTCTGCAGCGGCTTCTTGGCTTGAGGTTACATGTACCCCAAAACCATAACTGCCAGTTGTGCCAATCAGCCATTCTTCTACTATAGAAGTAACATTAACATTTAGGTCTTCAGTGCCTTCAGTAAAAAGTTGTGAAGTAAACATCGATGGGCCGCCTGTCCATGTCGAAGAGCCTGTTAAATAATCACCACCTTCAACTGTCCAGTCGGACGTGCTGGTGGCTTTTATCCAGTTTGAAGCGCCATCATTCTTATATGTGGTCATATCAAGACCAGTACCCTGAGTCCACGATTGTGAAACAGCGGCGATCGTCAAAGTAAGCTGTGTTGGCGTTGTCTCAGTGTGAGGCGCGGCGAACATCCTTAAATAAAAATTAACACTACCCGAAGCAGGGATTGTGGCTGCAGTTCTGGCGGCGGCGATCTCGGTTGTCGAAAAACCAACAAGAACTCTAGATAATTCAGAACTTCCTCCCGATAAGGTACCAGATGACTGACCCCAAATATGGAATGTTTCCACAATATCCGATTCGCCCATATTTGAACCGGTTGCACGCGTAGAAAGGTCGGCCTTAAAAGCATTTGTTATGGTATTGTTTTTATTTGAAAAAAATCTTTTGACCGCCATTATTTGATTACTCCAACAATATCTGATCCCATGTTTTTAATTTCCAAAACAGTTTGATCCGGAACATAAATGACTCTACCATCTCGCGAAGTGTGGTCATCAACATCAAATGGAATTGCACTATAGCCGGAACCCGTCTTTCTAGAAATCTTTATCGATGTTGTGTCCACAACACCATCCACGTCATTTAAAATTTTATAAATATCGGATATATAAATTGGTTGCCCAATTTTATACTTAGTGGAAAAATATTCTTTTAAAGATTCCAGAGCGGCATTAAGAACCGTACTATAATCTTTTTCTAATTCTCCCAAAATTTCAAAATCAACTCCCACATTAACAATTTTAGCGTCTAAAATATCAATAGTGTCGTTAATCATCTTATATTGATTAAGCCAAACTTTAAGATTTCGCTTCAACGTTGTAGATGCTGCAATAAAATCTCCATTGACATCTTCTGCCAAGACATATAAGTTTAAATTTCGTTTAGCAGAGTCCGGATCTTGAATAATGTTTGCTCTCTTGATAGAACCAAATTTTGCTGGCATTCTATAAATTACACTCAAATAATCTTGGCGCGTGACTGCCCTATTTTGCGAAGCATAAGAATTAATTGCACGCATTTTAAGCTCATCCACCGAAGGAGCGGCAACAGAGCCAACAATTGGCTCTTCATTTTCAACTTCAAAATTAGAAATTAAATTTATTGCATCCGCTTCAGAATAAGAACTATTTCTAAATTCAACTTTTGGGCCAATTACACTATTAATAGAATTAACTGCGGCATTTACGCTATCTGAACTATTTTTTCGCATAGCAATTGTTAAAGTTGTATTGTTTGGAACAATTCCCAACTTTTCCGTTTTTAACAACGCACTTGGATCAAAAGAAGAGTCTGAAAAATACTCTTTTCCATGCAATTGCAATGTTGCGTTTGAAGGATCAGGAAAACTTTTATTTTCAATTGAGGTCTCAGAACCAAACCCAAATTGCAAGAACACGTTGTTGTTTATATCATGTTCAACGGTAAATCTTCGTGGTACCTGCATTTCTCTTAAAACATAGGGCACCTTTTCAGTGGCGCTTCCAACAATATTTCGAATTGCACGGAAAATCACATTTTGTGATAAATAATCAACTTCAAAATATTCATTCCCTTCTGAATCTATCACTGATACAATTTCAGAAACATTAGAAGTGCTTAATTTTAAACGCAAAAATCTTTCAAAATCACCAATATCTATTGTTTCTTGTGTTTTTTCTCCGGAAACAACTTCCCCATATGCTTTCATAGCATATTGTGTTGCGGTACCGCCCGCATCGACTGTTGCAACCTTAATTATTGTATCAGATTTAGAGAAATCTACATCTTCACTTAAAGTAAAGATTAGACCCGAATCAGATGCTAAAATAGTACCAGATTTAAGAATTGGTATTAAACTTGTGTTTGGGCCTGTGCCATCGGTACTTGCAGGTACCGTAACATAAAAAGCACATTGCCCTGTTGATTGTGCAATTCCTTTAAATTTATAACCAAGCTGCTTTGCAATTCGAATAACCGAGTCTTCTTCGATCGCAGTGTCTAATAATGATTCATTTGTTTGATAATCGATATAAAAAGAAAGCATGTCGCCGACATAAGCAACCATATCTATCATCATGGCGCCAAAAGAGGCTTCATTAAAATCCCGATAAGTCTCTGGATAATAGATTTTCGCATAATTAACAAGCTCACTTTGAATGGTTGCAAAATCGCGATTTGTAAAAGAAATTGGTGGTCTAATTTTTGCCATTATGAACGTCCCTCGCCAGCATTTAGGAACAAATTGTCTTCCTGTCCCAAAGGTTTAATGTAGTAATTAATCGCTACAATCAATTTGTTTTCATCTTGCGATTCATAACCGCCAAAATTAATTGATCTAATTTCAATAAATGGCATGTAGCGTGATATTTGGCTATAAATACGAGAACGAATTTTTTCTTGTAATTCAGAAGTATAATTTTCAAATAAAAGAGCAGATAGTCCAACACCAAAGTCGACATCCATTATTCTTTCACCGGGAGCAGTTAAAACAAGCCCTTTAAAGTTTTGTTTAATCGCATCAGTTAAATTTTTATTTAATGCAAAAGGGCCGTCTTTATCCGTTCTTGTAAACGGCAATTTTACAGAAATTCCTACTGCCATCTTTACCTCTTAACCACTCTTATTGAAATTTATAAGCTTATCAAGTATTTCATCAATCATCTCATTATGATTTACTAAAGGTGATCCTTCTATTAAAAAGAACTTAGAAAGATTTAAATCTTCATTTCTTAGCACATTATAAATAGGGGTTAAACTCATTATTACAGGAAGCCCAATCTGGTCATCAAAAAGAAACTTCGCATTTTCGGTATTTGCTAATCCAAACAACAATAATGGCAACATTTCCCTTTCAAAAGTTCCGGTTTCAATATTGTTGTCTGGGTCTGCAAGAAATTCCATCGTGGTGAGAGTCGAGAACGTTGCGGCTTCGGCGGGTAACAAAATTTTTGTTAAATCGCTTAATAAAAATTCTGCTATTGGGAGAGAAAGAAGAACTGCCGCCTTTTTTGGAGCCCAGTTCTGAACAGCAGAAGGCGGAACGCCCTTAGAATATTCCACTTGCATAAATGATTTTGTTGATAAAGTTATTCCGGGTTGCACATTAATATTATTATAAATTAATTTATTTAATTTGTCCAAAAGGTCCCATCCCGTGCCGTCCTTCGGAGGGTTTGACCGGGCAAGAAGCATGGGGGAGTGCTGCAGCTTGGTCTGTGGATCCACCCCGGCCCCTGAAGAAAAGCGCCTTGAGGATGACTTCGTTGCGATCTTGTTGTTTTCACCTTCTATGGCTTCGCGAAGCTTGGCGCCCAATCGCCTCATTACGTCGTCTTGAATGGCATAATTTGTTTTATCTTTTTTGGCACCTATATAAGGGAGGTCAATAGCGGACAAATCATATTCGGCCTTCCCCTCGTCATATTTCCACTTGACTGTAGGGAAAAAATCTTTAGTCGCATTAAACATCAACCTGACCCCTATATCAAAATCCGTCAATTCTATTATTTTAGCGCCCTTGCCTTTACCGGAATTGGGCGCGCCGTCGAGTCGGGGGCCCTTAGATAACTCAATTAATTGAAACACCTCATCGTAAGAAAGATATTGAGATGCCAGCCTAATATCATTTAAAAAACCTTCTTTCGAAAGATAGGGCATTCCACTAGTATAAAACGCCTCCTTCGCCAACTCGGTGTTCGCGGTGTAGTCGTCTTCGAGGGCCTCAATTCGTTCTCTAAGCTGTACCCACCCTTGGTTGCCGTTATTCCAAATAAAAGCTCCGTTGGAAGAAGCAAATTTTTCTCCAATAAAAGATGTGCCGGATGGGACTTCGATGCCAATATTAATATTTCCGGGGGGACTTATTTTAATTTTGTCCATGGCCTCGTCTTTCAATCGAAAAAACACCTCTAAATAAAACGTTAGTGGCGCGACCTCATCGAGGCCGCGAAACAAAGAATAATTATTTTCTTCTCCATTTAATTTCTTGTTATTTTTAAGACTAATGTCTATAGCAAGTGGGGAAACATCCATCAAGGAGGTCGCAGCCGTGAGATCATCTGTGGTTTTTTTGACGACGGCAAGAGGGCCATTATATAAATAGCGCCGGTGGTCATGCTCAGCAGCGCGAGCTTCGCTTGCAAACGTATCACCCTTTAAGCTTTTTGCACCAGCGGCAGGGTACGACTTTGGTGTCGGTTCTGGTCGCGTTGTTTTGCCCTTCGATTGGATTCCGCCAGTAGAACGCAAATTCCACAATGGTCCGACAGCACTATAAAGAGGATAAGATGACGGGTACGTTGTAGAAATCATTCTAAAATATCCTTCTGAAACTAAAGAATTAAAAAACATAACGGTCGAATCAGGAGCATAATTTAAATCTATTAATTTTTGTGGTAAGAATTTTTTTGGATTTGGATTAAACTTTTTTATAAATGCCTGAGAAAATTCTTTAAGCGATTTTGCAAATTGAACAAACAAAGCGTCCTTCCCTTTTTTGAA